TCTTATCTCTTATCTCTTATCTCTTATCTCTTATCTCTTATCTCTTATCTCTCTGATTCTTATTCAAATCTTCTTATATATGATACTTTTTTGTAAAAATATTCAATTTTTTTTTGACTTGAACATTTTTATTGTTTCTTTTGCTGTTTTGGTATGATCTTCAACTATTGGTGAAGGATAAGAAATATTTTTATATTTGTTTCGTACATCTATTTCTTCCCATTTATTTATATCTTTAGATGACACATCTTTTAATTCAGGAATCCAGTTTTTTATATAAGTTGCATCTTTATCAAAACGTTCTTGTTGTGTATATGGATTCATTATTCGAAAATAGGGTTGTGCATCACTTCCCGTACTTGCAGACCATTGCCATCCTGCATTATTTTGAGAAGGATCATAATCTACCAATTTAGACGCAAAATATTGTTCTCCTTCTCTCCAATCTATTCGTAAATCTTTGGTGAGATACATAGCTACTATCATTCTTCCACGATTATGCATGAAACCTGTTTTATTAAGTTGACGCATAGCAGCATCTACGATAGGAGTTCCTGTACACCCATTTTTCCATTTTTCTAATGCAAACTCATTTCTTTCCCATTTTATATCAATTTCTAAATAATTCTTATTTTTTTCCTTTTTTCCTTTATATTTAAACTTCATTCCTTCTAAAACATGTGGATAAAACCATGTAATATGATAATAAAACTCACGAAAATAAATTTCCCTTATTAATGCATGTGATATACCGTATTTTTTATACACTGTCCAATAAAACTCGCGTATACTAATACAACCAAATTTAAGATAAGCGCTTAATCTTGTTGTTCCTTTTTCATTAAATATTTGATCACGTGTTTTGTCATATTGTTTATAATCACCTTTTAAAATAATGTCTAATATTTTTATTGCATTTTTTCTTCCTCCATGTACAGAAATGTTATCATTTTTTTTATAAAAACTATTTTCTTTTTGAGTCATATCACTTGTCATTTTATCCAAAAAACTATTCTTATTTGTAAACCAAGGAATATTTTTTGTTTTGAGTAAATCATTTATAGATACAATTTCATGTACTATAGAATGTAATTGTTTATGTTTTTTGTAAAATGGGGAAAAAACTTTATAAGCATTATTATCATTTGTTTTCACCTTTTTTTCATTCATAGAAAATAAAGTATAATCTTCCAAAGAATAAACATTTATATCTTTCTTTTTTAATTTTTTTTCTAAAAGATTATCCCGTTCTCTTGCAAAAGGTGTCAAATCTTTGTTGAAATATACGGATGAATCAGAATAGGAATCTAATATTTTTATTAATAAATCACTTTCATTTTCTGTTTTAGATACATGAAGTTTATAAAGTTTTCCACCCATTTTTTTAATTTCTTCCTCTAAATCTTTGATACTTTCGATTAAAAATTGCATTGCATTATTGCTAAAATATGCATTTTTTTTATCATCTATTTGATCATCATTATATATAAAAATTGGAAGAATATCTTCTTTATTATCTGTGGTATTTTTATCGAGAGTATCTCTTAAACATTTTATAAATGCTGAATTATCACATAAACGAAAATCACGTCTGAAAATAAAAATTTTCATTTATTATCACAAAATATTGTTTTTATAATTTCATATACATTTTAGTCACACAACCTATAGAAATATTATCTTTTTGTGCTAAGAAAAAAGAGAGTAATCTTTCAAATACGAATGGATGAATAGTATAATAAGGTTTTTTGAATAATTCCATCTTTTTTTCTTCATTTATATTTCCCGTTTCATAATGTGCGTTTCTTTCAAAAATGTCTTTTAATTTAGGATTTTCATTTACATTACGCATTGCTTTTATCAAAAATAAACAATATTCTTTGAGTAAAACAGGCTTTGTAAACCACCAATTACAAAATATACCAAGATCATTATCATAATCAATCTTATCCATTGTGTATCCCATCGATTGAAGTAATGATCTCCAAGCATTATAGTAATTATATCCATGTTGAAACACAGATCCTTCTAATAAAGAAATAATTGTATTTGATCGACAAAATGATAAACCAAATATTCCAATTGCATCAGCTTTTTTCTTATATGTTTCTTTTAAAATAGTAAACCAGTTAAGTGACATTTGTTTTTTTAGGAAAAACGTAAGTTTATCTATGATACTATAAGTGACTAAACCTACATAATCTTCATTTTTCCATTCATCAAACTTTTCTAATAAAGAAAGATAAGTCCCACTTTCTAAAAAAGGAGTACAAGGAACATTAATAGGACTGAAATGAAAATTATCTAAACGCAAATATTCTTCAACTTGATCAGTTTTTTCTATACTTTGGATAATAAGTTTTAAATTTGATTCCCATTCCTGACACAATTCTATTGCTTTTTGATGACTTTTTTCATCATGGTACATCACATAAATGATCATTTGATTCTATTTTTGTTTTATTAGATTATTTAGATTTATTTGATTATTTTTAGGCGAAATAAATAAAAAAATGAAAATAGTAAAAATAATGAAAATAATGAAAAAGAACAAAAACAAAAAAAGGAATAAATTTCAAACAATAATAGAAATAAAAAAAATGATATAAGGAAATAAAAATTTATAAAAATAGATATTCATCTCATTAGTTATTTTAAAAATGTCCGATACATACTATCATACAGCTAAAAACATGAATAATAATCAACAAAATAAGAATGAAAAAAGAACACATAATGAATCTTCAGGTTTATCGAATTTTATGGATAAGGCTCTAAATGAATTTGTCAAAGCAGCTTTTCCAACAACAAAAGAAGTGAATGAGCAAAAATTTAAAGAATTATTTGAATCTTTGAATCAAATTTTGAATCCTGGAAATGAAAAAGAAGAAAAAGAAGAAAATTACGATAAAAACAATAATAAATCAAATAAATCAAATAGATCAAATCAAGAAAATAAATCAAATCAAGAAAATGATAAAGAAAAATATGATCATCAACCGCCTCCTTTTCCCAAATTTGCTTTTTCTTGTGGTTTCAAAAATATAGATAGAGATTCTTTTCCACAATCACATACTTCTCAACCTCCACCACCACCTAAACCCAAATCATTTTCTCATCAAGCTCCGCCTTTTGTACCGAAAAAATTTACCGGACATACACAAGATACTAATAAAACTCTTCATCAAACACCTAAAACACCTCAAACATCTCAAACATCTCAAATGTCATATCCATGTTTTTATTCATACACATATTTACCAAATTATGCGGGTATTCATCCAATGGAAGATCCATCTATTTATATAAATCGTCAAAATCAAATGATTATTCAACATCTAGTCGATCAAAACAGACGTCTACAGAGTATGGTACGCCAAAATATGCTATAAATTAAATATATTTTTTTGTTATTTTTTTATGTAGTTTATAGATAAAAATACTCTATTCGGAAAAAAAATGAGTTTGTATTCATTACGTGACAAAATAAATAAAAAAGACATATTCTGTCAATATAAAAATAAACATTTACCAATTGGATTTTTAGATGATGTTTTGGCCAAAAGAGTAGCACAACGTATATCTTATACGCCTCAAAAATTAAATTGTCGTTTGAAGACGAGAGAAATGCACTCTATTTTTCATGAAGAAAACATGTTTGATGAAATCACAAATGATATGATTCGTGGATTGAGTAGAGATATAGATGCATCACTATTATTTGATCGTGAAATTGATTTTAATAAAAATGAAAATCCATGGGAAGTCTTAGAAATAGATGAAAATGAGTTTTATTCATTTCCTTTTCGTGAAAATTGTTCATTTGATGGTATTGTAATTTGTCATGATATAGAACCTATAAGTCAAACTAATTTTTTTGTATCATATGATTCTTACAATAATTTTATAAAAAAAACGATAAGCTTGAAAAGTGTTGTCATATTATTTGATACATTGTCTATAGGTCAATTAAAAAATTTACTAAAAAAATAGTAAAAAAGGAAAAAGAAAAAAGAAAAAAGAAAAAAGATAAATTATAAAAAAAATTGAAATAAGTATATTAAAATCTTATATTATTATCAAGATTCAAAATAAAAACCAGAATGAACAATTTAAGCCGTTCTAGCTCTTTAAATCCAAACGCATTACCTTTTACACCTACACAAAGAACTAAATCCAGCTCACATGAAACAAAAAAGACCAATAATTCTATTGAAAATAACAAAGAAAATTATTATGCATCTATTTATCAAAAAATTAAATCATGGGCAGATCATGTTGATGAAGAAGAACAACTTATGAAAAACAATGAATATGAAAAAAAAAATCTACCTATTTTTCCTGAATCCTTATATTAGATTTTCAAATTTTATAAAAAAACAGAAAATTTGATTCATATTTCATATTTTGATCATGTATAAGAAAGTTTAAGTTCATCCAAAAAAAATAGTCATGAGTTCAGGTTTTAATACACCAGTGAGACCTATTAGAAGTATTACATCAAATGTACCAAATACACCATTACGACCTGTAAGACCTAGACAATTGGAAATTATCGAAGGAAATAGAAGAAATTTAATCACTTCTTTTGAAGAAGCTGATCCAAATTATGTATCTCTCCCTCCAACACCTGTAAAATATGCGTGTCCACCTAAAAAATATAGTGACTAGAATGTACTTTCTTAATTTTTTTGTTTTTTTATTTTTTTACTTTTGATAATTCAAATCAGAAAACCACTTATTAAAATCTTCTTTGAAAGTAAGTTTTCTTCCAGGAATCCAGCGAAAATGACATGTTTTACAGCCATAATACATCACCATCCGTTGCTCTACTTCATCATGATATGATGTACCAACTACATGAGACCCTGATTTGATAATGTCATTGTTGTTGATAGAACATTTGGGACATGAAATATAAGGAAATCGTGAAAGAGTATTATCGAGATAAAATTCATGTGGTAAAACAAATTCCAATTTATACATTTTGGATGTATTCATCATTCAAATTAAAAAAATATAAATAAAATGACCAAACATAATCCTAAATGTATTTATTTTGAAAGTAAAAAAGCTTTTGAAATCATAATTTAATTTTTACTCCTTTTTTATTTTTACCAACTGTCTTTGTATTTGTCATATTTTTATGTTTCTTTTGTAAATTCAATTTGGGTCTTTTCTTATTTCCTCCCTCCTGTGTTGTTGATTGTGGTGCTGTTTGTGGTGCTGCTTGTGCTGCTTGTGCTGATTTTGCTTTTGATACTGTGTGTGCTGTTGTTGATTGTGGTACTGCTTGTGCTGATTTTGCTTTTGATACTGTGTGTGCTGTTACTGCTTTTGCTGCTGTTACTGCTTTTGCTGATTGTCCTTGTCCTTGTCCTTGTGTTGCTTGTGGTGTTGATATTGTTGCTTGTGCTCCTTGTTCCTTTCTTCGAAACAAATTGAGACCCCCGTCAAAATATCCTGGTTTTTTTGTAATTTTTAATTTGTTTACATTATTTTCATCTCGTTCCAAAAGATTATCATTATTAATCTTCTTCGATTTTTCTGCATTCATATATTGTGCTTGGCCGTCCTTAACTAATTTGAAATTCTCATTATATGGATTATCTATATGATATAATATATCAATAAACTGAAAAGAATATTTTTCTGTTATATCATGAACGTATTTGTAAAGGTCTGAAAAATACATATTTGAAAAAAAATTTAAAAATGGTTTAAAACGATCAATTTGTTTAAAAATAAAATTTTTTACAGGTGAAGTATTTATTCTTAATTTAAATAGAACATTTTTTTCTAGATTAATCATTAAATACGAATATAATTGTTTATTATGAGATATCTGATAATCTTTATTTCTACTTGTCAATTGATTACTCCTATTAATAAATTTTTTATATTCAGAATCAACATTGAAATAAATAATATCAAAAATAGTAATGATATCACTTATTTCATTGTTTTTTTCTTTTTCTTTTTCTTTTTCTTTTTCTTCATTATTTCGATTAACTCTGAAATTTTTAAAATAGTTTGAAACACTTGATGTCATAAATTGGATAACATATCCTATATTTTTTTTTGAATTCTCAATAAAATGTTTGATTAAAGCATTATAAGTATTGTGTTGAAGAACATTATATTTTTCCCTGTTTTCTGAACCTCTAAAAAATAAACCATAATTTAATTGTAAATATTTCATTCTTTCAAATGAATAATATACAATATAAAATTTTGATAATTTTATGAAGTAATTATTCAAAAAATTATGGATTAAAATACACTTAATTATTTTATAACGAATTATTTTTCTCTTTTTATTATCTGTATTACCTATATTAGCTATATCTTCTTCATAGTTCATTGCATTGTATGTTACTGTATTATTAGTATTAGTTTTAAATACTAAATAATTAGAAGATACAGATAGCCCTAAAGGTAAACATAATTTGTAGAATTTGTATCTTAGTTTATTTAGTTTAATTATATTTTCATCACTAATAACTTTATTATCTTGATTTATAAAAAATTTCATTTTATGAAATAATTCATCCAAAAGTTGAATATATGTATCTATTTTTCTCTTAAGTTTATTTTCAATCAAAGTCAATATTCTTTTATCTGTTTTTATATCAATGTCTAATTTACTGTATATAGTTGTATCTTTAGATGTATTTGTCTGTGCTACTTTTGTTGAACAAATATAAGATTTTATATGATCAGGAACTATAAAAATAGGTAAATCATTATCTAAATTTTGATACTTTACAGCTTTATTAAAATATTCACTTGTTACTATTGAATTTGCTCTAAAATTTTTTTCATATGTTTTTTTAAAATCGTCAATATATGATTTTAAAAAATCGTTTTTGTTTTTGAAATTAATATCATTTAATGAATCAAAATCTTTGATTTCAGATTCTTGGATATTTTTAATTCTTTCACTTATAATGTCATATGAATTACCACTATTATTACCCAATGTAAAATAATCAAATAATTCTTTGTCATTTGTATCTACAGAAACATCTGACCAATGTACAGGAACAATTAATGAAATTGCTTCTTGTTCTGTGGACATTTCAAGGTTTAAGTAATATTTATTATATAAAATATAATAAATTTATTTATAATATATACAATTTTATCAACAAAAACAATTATGAAATAAGAAAGAAAAAGAACATTTGAATATCATGAGGAATGTCTATTTCTTTTTTCTTGAATGAAAATAAACTTTGTATAAAAAAGCTAAAATATAAATCATATTGAAGTTTTTTAAAAACTTCCAATTTTTTATTTCCAGATTGTTTTTGGGATAATTCTTTTTGATCAAGATCATTATGATTTTCAAGACTTTGAATTAAATTCTTCATATTATTCAACATAAAAGCAATGTTGTCTGACAATTTACGAATATCGATTGAAGAATTATGAATGACATCAATGTAATACAATACAATATCTTTATCTAATAATATTGATTGTCTTATATTTTTACAGTGACCCAAAACTACTTGTGGGACATTTATGAAATCATAATTTTAGAAAGCCCACTTTCGGTTTTGAACCACTATAAGTATAAACTGGAA